ATGGCAGAAGATTATCTTTATGAGAGTGGCGGAGTAAAAACATCATCTGAAAAGGGTGCTGACGGAAAAGCAATCACACCCGTTTATTTAAAAGAAAACAGCGAGGAAAACCCTGTGTATGTGAAAGGATTAAAAGGTGACCCGGGCCCGCAAGGACCACAAGGGGAAACCGGACCACAGGGCCCTCAAGGTGAAAAAGGCGAAACTGGTCCTCAAGGTCCGAAAGGCGATAAGGGAGACACAGGAGAACAAGGGCCTCAAGGGGAAGCAGGGCCACAGGGGCCGAAGGGAGAAAAGGGCGATCCAGCTGTAATTGCAGACGGCTCTATTACTCACGAAATGCTGCTGGAAAAGTCGGTTCGTAGCAAAAATATTGGCACGGGAAGTGTCATGATGGATCACTTGAATGCAGAGGTGAAGGCAGTATTTGACCAGCAGCAGAAACAAATTGATGAGTTGAAAAATGAGGTGCAGACGCTTAAAGGAACAGATGAAGCGCCACAAGAATAAGGCGGTGATATAGCATGGATTTATTAAGCGTCGTCAAACACTATTTAAAAGTGGATCATGATGCAGACGATCATTTGATTTCACAATATATTACAGCAGCCAAAAGCTACATCGTGAATGCAATCGGAAGATACACGGAAGGACACGCACAGTTTGAAGTCGTGCTTCAAATGTTGGTTGCTCATTGGTATGAAAATAGAGGGATGTATGAGTCCGGAACAACCGGCTCGTCCATCCCTTTTGCTGTTGATCATTTATTGACTCAATTACGCTATACATCCGAAGGAGAGCAAGACCATGAAGAAGAAAATCAGCGAACTCCGGCACAGACTGACCTTTCAAAAGAAGGAGTCAATACAGGATGAAGAACTGAATTGGAATGAGAAATATATTGATTTATTTACTGTATGGGGAGCGATAGAAGGATTTAGTTCTCTCGGAAAAAATGAATCTGTTATCGCGGGGGCATGGGGAGTGAAATCACCGAAAAAGATCACCATTCGTTATCGGGATGACGTTCAACAAGATATGAGGATTGTGAAGTGTGTCGGCAGAAACGAAAAGAATGAACCGATGTTCCGTACCTTTGATGTGATAGATTTTAACGATCCCGAAGATAACAAGGAAGAGCTTGAGATCATGTGTCAGGAGGTCGGTTTGAATGGCTAATATGGACATTGACGGCCTCGATGAGTTAACTGCGTACTTTGAAAAGATTGGCGGCGATGTTGAGAAAGTTGAACCCGTAGCATTAAAGGCTGGCGGTGAAATTATCGCCGAACGGCAGCGCGGCCACGTTAACCGAAGTGATAAACAACAGCCTCATATGCAGGACAATATCACAGTTTCTAATGTAAGAGAATCGAAGGACGGAGAGAAATTTGTTTCTGTTGGGCCAAATAAAAAAGTCGCTTATCGTGCCAAATTTTTAGAATGGGGCACTTCAAAAATGCCGCCACATCCCTTTATTGAAAAAGGCGGAGAAGAAGGGGAGGCGCGCGCTGTCGAGGTCATGCAGAGAATCCTTACAGCGCCGATCAAATGACAATGGATCCGGTTAGTGAATTGGTCAAAACTCTTACGTCCAGTTTTAAATTGAATGAATTAGTAACGGGTGGAATTCATAATCTCACGGCAAATGATGTGAATGCTTTTCCGAGAGTCGTATTTTATGAGCTTAAAGATGCTGATGCCGGTTATGCAGATAATAAAGCATACTGCTTTGAAGTGCGATTTCAGATTAGTATATTCACTCAGTCAAGTACGCGGAAATTTGAAAAGCCAATTGCTAATGAAATTGATAGATTATTGCGATCAATCGGTTATGGCCGTTATGATTCGCAACCATTGTACGAAGAAGACACAAAAGTCTATCACAAAGCTATGAGGTATGTGAAAGGCTATTTTAAGGAGGAAGAATAGATGGGAAAAATCTTAACCGGACTGGATATGTTCCATATCGCAGAAGTTCTGGAAGATACAAAAGATGAACTTGAATTTTCAGTTCCAGAGGAATTACCGGGTGCAGTTAGTATGAAACTTGACCCGAAGTCTGAAACGGAAACTTTCTATGCGGATAACGGTGCGTATGCACAGTTAAGCAGCTTAGGAGACATTGACGGGGAAATGGAAGTCGCAGATTTACCCCTTGATATGCAGGCGAGGATTTTCGGGAAAACGGTTGAAAATGGCATTCATTTCTCTAGTGCAGATGACAGGCCACTAGAGATTGCGCTGGGTTTCCGTGCGAAAATTTCAACTGGTGGCTACCGTTACTATTGGGCTTTAAAAGGGAAGCCGGAATTAGTACCAGTTGAACATAAAACGGAGGAAGGAAAACCGTCGCCTCAATCTACTCAAGTGAAAATTAAATTTAGTCCACTGACCAATGTGAAAAAAGGAAAGAGAAGATGGGAAGCTAAAGCCGAAGAAGGAAACGGCATTAATGCTGATACTTGGTTCAGACAAGTTGTCTATAACAAAGATAGTTTTACTTCTGGCGGAAACGATGAAGTTGTGGACGTCGGTAAATAAGTAACCTGAGCGCTTTAAGCGCTCTTTTTTCTTGAATTAAAAGGAGGAATGAAAGTGGAGGCTTTAACAATAACTCTAAGAATTGACGGGAAAGACAAAAAATTCGTGACACCAGACTTCATTTCCGGAAAGTTGTTTCGCAGTGCTGCGGCTATTGCGGAAGACTTTGAATCTAACGATACTGACAGGCTGTTTACTGAAGAACAAAATGAATTTGTCTGTAATGTATTCGGAAATAAATTCACGCTTGATCAATTTGAAGAGGGAATCGATTCCCGATTAGCTGGAAGAACAATTTATGCTACTGCAAATTATGTTCTTGGGAACATAACAGAAGCCAGCGCATTATTAAATCCGGATCAGAATGCAGATGGTGAAGAACCGGGGGAGTAAGTTTGTCCGAGGCTGTCATGGATATGTACAACGCCTTGGAAGAAGTCGGGTTCTCTCAAAATCAAATTGACGAAATGGACATTGTGTATCATCTCAAACGGTTAGCTAGGAGAAAGGAAAAGACTAAAAATCCAAAACCTACTGAGAATGATCAAGTGTACATAGATCAGATTTTAGGATAAGGAGGTGCCCGATTGAGCAAGGATATTAAAGTCAAACTGTATTCCAATTCATCGCAGTTTAATACCGAAATGCGAGGTATTGCTGTCCAGATGAAAAATATCAAATCAGAGTTTGAGAAGAACCGTACAGCAGTTGGGGTATGGGGGAATCAGTTAAAGACTGCCCAAGTAACAGCCCGGACTCTTAGCCAACAGCTCGACCAGCATAAGCAAAAAGTAAAAGCACTTCAAAGAGCTTATGCAGATGCAGCGATTAAAAAAGGGAAGGATGCAAAAGAGACACAATCTCTTGCCCGCCGACTGAATAATGCAACAGCTCAGATGAATAGAACGCAGCACGCTTTGAATGAAACAACTCAGAAAATCAAAGAAATGGAAAGCGCATCAAGAAGAGCTGCAGCACGTATCAGGCAGATGGGACAGCGCATGAATTCTGTAGGCGGAACAATGCGGAATGTTGGATCATCGGTTGCAATGACGTCGGGCGTAGCCTTTGGTAGCTTAGTTCTGACATTCAAAGATGCCATACAAACAGGTATGGAATTTGAAAAACAAATGAGTAAGGTACAAGCGATCTCTGGCGGAACAGCGTCAGAGGTAGCCAAATTGAAAGAGCAAGCGAAAGAGCTCGGTGCAACCACTGTCTTTACAGCGAGTCAGGCGGCGGATGCACAGGGCTTTTTAGCAATGGCCGGATTTAAAGTAAATGATATTTACGATGCAATGCCGGGGATGCTCAGTCTTGCGGCTGCTGGTCAATTGGAGCTGGGCGCGGCGGCAGATATTACGTCAAATATCATGTCTTCTTTTGCTCTGAAAGCAAAGGAATCGGGTCACGCTTCGGATGTCATTGCTTATGCAGCTGCTAACGCAAACACAAATGTAGAGCAGATGGGCGAAGCTATGAAATTCTTGGCGCCTAATGCTCATTCACTTGGATGGGGCATGGAGGAGTCAGCTGCCGCCATTATGGCCTTTGGTGATTCTGGTCTCCAAGGAACTCTAGCAGGACAAGCGTTTGGAACATCTTTAACCCGCCTTGCAGCGCCTTCCAGAAAAGCAGCCAAGGAAATAGAAAGATTAGGCTTTAATTTCTTTGATGCTGCTGGGAATATGAAGAGCATGCCAGAAGTAGTCGCTGAGATGGAAAAAGGCATGAAGGGCATGACGAAGGAGCAGCAGGCAGCAACGCTGAAAACGATTGTGGGAGCCGAGGCGTATAAACATTGGACAATTCTTCTCCAAAAAGGATCGAAAACCCTTGGAGAAAATACAAAAGCCCTTGAAAAGTCAGACGGGGCAGCTAAAAAGATGGCGGATACCATGCTGGATAATGCACATGGTAGTATCGTTGCTTTTGAATCAGCACTTGAAGGCGCCAAAATTAAGCTGACAGAGAGTCTTTTACCGGCACTTGGTGATTTAGCCGATAAAGGAGCCGATATTATATCCACTTTTAACAATATGGATTCCAGCACGGTTCAAACGATTGCCAAAACCGCACTTCTTGCCACAGGGATTCTGGGTGTAACAACAGCCGTCGCAACGTTAACAGCTGGTATTGGAGCCCTCCTTGCATTCACCGGACCAATTGGTTTGGCCATTGTCGGCGGAACAGCTCTTCTCGGAGGAATCACTGTTGCTACTTATGCTTACAATGAAGAATTAAAGAATCAAAAGAAGAAGCAGGAAGAGGCAAGGGAAGCCGCATTGCTTTACGGTGAAGGGGTTTCTAAAGTAACTCAAAAATCAGCGGCGGCTTATGTTGATTTGAGAGAAAAAGCTGAACTTCAATTATTTGAATTGAGCCGGGTTTCCGGTGAAGAAGCTGAAAAAATGTCTTCTAAACTTGTAACCACTTATTCTCAAATGCGGGACAGTCTAATCAAAGAGCTTGAGGGATTAAAGAAAGATGCGTTGGTTGTTCTCAAAGGGTTATTTGAAGATACAGACGAGAATACGAAGAAACAAGGCGAAAAGATCACAGATAAGATGGTCGGCGCTATTGATAAGGACATGCAGGAAGCCCGCCAAAAAGTAAAAGAATTAGAACAGCTACAGAAGGACACGGGTCTTGTATCCTCAAAAATGAATGAATCGCAAAAGGCTAAATTCAATGAGATTCTTTCATACTTTGAGCAATCTACAAGTAAGTTTGCAGCCAATCAAAAAGAAGCTATCGCCATGCAAAAAGCAGTTTCCGAGCAACAAGGGAAACTATCATTCAAACAGGCGAAACAGTACAACGATGATATTAAGAAGGTTTATGAAGATGGACAAAAAGCAGCCAAAAAGGACTTGGATTATCGGAACGATGTCATTGAAAAACTATATGCACAGGGCTATATTGATGCAGAAAAACGCAATACTTTGCTCAGTAAGAGCACAGCTGATTATGACAAGGCTTTAGCAAAAAACACAGCTGCTTATGAAAAGAATTCAAGTGCTCTCTTCTCAAAAATGTCGAGAGACGGACAACTATTAGATTTAGAGACTGGAAAGGCATTAAAGCGACAAGATGAATATATTTCTAACTCAATGGGGATTATGGTCAAAACTGAGGAATCTGAATCCGCCTATCAGGAACGTTGGGCCAATAAACAGATTGAGTTTCTTCAAAGTTTAGGAAAGAGCAAAGAAGATGCCATTGCTACCACGCAGCAGGCACTTCAAGAGTTTTATCAAGGCGCTGGAATGACAGAAGGCGAAGCGCGGGCAGAAGCAAGCAAAGTCGTCTCAGCTGTTGAAGATGAAATGAATAAGCCGGGAAATACGCAAGATGCCGGTCAAAAGGTGGTTCGTGACTTTGCCAGCGGCTTAAAACAAGCAAAGCCGGCTGTTATCGGCGAAGGAACAGTTTTACAACAGGCTTTAAATAATTCATTGAAGTCGGATACTGCTACACCTAACCAAGCCGGGAAGTCTAAAGGGAACGCATTCAAATCAGGTTTGAATTCCACAAAAAACTCAAATGTTCAAAGTGGATCGGTCTTGCGTCAGGCTGTGCTGAGTGAGCTCAACAAAGGCGGAGGACAGGCCAGTTCAGCTGGTCAGAACAAGGGGAATAAACATAAATCCGGTTTGAACTCAACGAAAGGGGCAAACACCTCTGCAGCTGGTTCACTCAGTTCATCGGTGACAAATACTCTCGGGAAAACCACAGATGGTGGCGGAGGTAAGAAAGCCGGGACCATGTTTTCGAGTGGAGTGAACAGCAAAAAAGGAAGTGCGAGCAGTGCAGGGAAGAATGTTTCCAACAGCGCGAAGACAGGTTTGAAAAGCGCTAAAACAAACAGTGTAGGCCAAGACTTTGTAACGGGATTTATCAATGGAATGGGATCTCTAAATGGATCACTTGTGAGTGCCGCATGGAAACTTGGGAAATCTGCACTTAGTTCATTAAAGAAATCCATTGACTCGCATTCTCCGTCAAAACTGACTCAATCAGAAGGTCATAACTTTTCTGATGGTTTTGCAATTGGGATTCAAGATAAAGCTAAAACAGTGAAGAATAGTGCTGTTTCCATGGCTCAAAGTACAATGAGCTCATTTAAACAGGAACTTAGCCAGATGGCTTTTGACATAAAGGGCGCGGCCGATCAGCTGATTTCCATGAGATCAGAACTTGTGGTCAGAAACGAAGTAGATACACCATCTGTAAAGTGTTTTAAAACGCCATGCCTCGTGCATGGCGTTTTTTTGTTAATAGCGCAGTTACAGGCTATCATATGGATGTTAACCCGATACCGTTAGATTAAGGAGGAGGAAAGTTGACACAGGTGTATAAGTATGATGAAAATTTTATGTTCATTGAGCCAGTTCTGGTTTACGAAAAAGACGGTGCCGGTAATTATGTTATTCCGGGCTTTTGCACAGAAATTGAACCTCCGGCCACTCCTTCCCTTTTTATACCGAAATTTGATCCGGTCTTACGGGGATGGATTGAGGGTGCTACAAAAGCAGAAATAGATGAAATTCTGAATCATGCCCAGAGCGTGGAAGATCAATCCCCTATTGAAGTGTTAAAAGCTCAGAATGCCGCAATCATGGTCCAGCTGGCAGAATCGCAAAATCAGGCTGAGACGCAGGCGAAAATGATCGCGGACTTATTAATGATGCTGGCCGAAGGAGGGGAAGCGTAATGGATTGGTTTGCAAATGTAAAAACCATCTATGGATGGGGGAGACAGTATTACACAAACGCTGATGTCGCCCGTTTTGTTGTATTGAAGAGAATCACAGAAGACCAATATAAACAAATCACCGGCCTGACCTATCCAGCCACAGAGCCGATTGTCATAGATTTAGGAAGTTAACCAACACCCATTGAGGTGTTTTTATTTTGCCTCTAAGGAGGTGATAACAAGAAATGGAGGAAACGACTGTGTTTATTAACTTTGATACATTGGATTTAGCGAGAGTTTACCTGTTTGGGGGTGTGAAGTACCTTGATTTACTGCTGGTTCTCAGTATTCTCGACGTAATAACGGGAGTGATCAAGGCTTGGAAATTCAAAAAGCTGCGGAGCCGAAGCGCATGGTTTGGTTATGTCCGGAAAATGCTTAGTTTTCTGGTGGTCATCTTGGCAAATATCATTGATACAATCCTCAATCTGAACGGTGTCCTGACATTTGGAACCGTTCTTTTTTATATCGCAAATGAGGGGCTTTCCATTACGGAGAACCTGGCACAGATCGGCGTTAAGATTCCGGCTGCCATCACTGACCGGCTTCACGTAATCGAAAATGACAACGAACAAACAAAAGAAAAGGATGAACAGGCTGCTGGATAA